CGCTTAACCAATGGAGTGACAACACCAGCAAGCACTTCAATAGCCCTATAAAGCTTGACCGCAAGTTTGGCGGTTTTTCTTAGTGCTTTGTTGTCTTTCGGTGTTGGCGTCAAGTTGACCACGATCAACGCGACGCCATGAATGGCAACTGCCAACGCAATGTAATCAGCAAGGCGATCCATAGTTAGCGAGCCCGTGGCTGTGCCTCTAGCTTAGATACTCTTTGCTCAACCGTATTTAGCCGCGTAAAAGTCTCCTTGCGGTCTTCTTTGATATCAGTGTGCAGCACTTCTAGCTGAGTAGCAATGTGCTCCACAGCACTGGTCAATCGGATAACAGCATCACGCGCTTCATCGCTACGGCGACTAAAACCCATTGCGCCCATTGCGGCAACGGAGATCGACGCCCCGGCAACAGCAGCGATCAGTTCGATCATGCCAATAGCTTAGCCGCCTACTAAGCTTGATATCTAAACCCTTTTGAGGCGTTTAGGCGATCCGCAGTGGCAGGCTGCGGTGAGGCCGGCACCGCGTGAGGACCGGCCACCTGCCACCCTATTCAATCATCCTCCCTTGGGTTGATTGCCAACAGGCTATAGCCCATTAGGACTAAGAAGCTGAGGCCGATGACGGCTGCGGTGGCCATTGGACGTTCCAGGGGAAACCAGGTTGATCTGGCACCATACGCAGATTTTCGCGGTAAAACGCCCAGGCCGCTTTGGCTTCTGGATTCAACGGCGAATCAGCAAGCTGCGTCCAATCGCACTCGGCGAGGCGACGGTTGCGCTCGTCACGCACTGCTTTGGCTTGCTCGGCATCCTTGGTGAAGCAATAAGCCTCGTATTGCTCAGCAGCGGTATGCACCACGCCTTGGTCGTCGGTGTAGTCCTGAAAGACCGGACCAGCGATGTAGTGGGTGAACCACTGCCCGTTGATCTCGACCACGCCATCGCGTTGGCTGTACTGATACGGCGGGATGGTGGTTGCCTGCGGACCTTCGAGCACCGGGTCATACCCAAAGCTGTCGATGATCTCAGGCGTGAGCACCTGCGGAAACGAGGTGTTGGGGTTGTCGGCGCGAAGCTGCTGATCAGTGATGACAGCGCTGGTGGTGCGGTTGCGGAGTTCCATGGCTGGCCTCAGGCGATGGCTAGATAGATAAAAATGCCACCGCTTGCGTTGATGGCGGCAGGGGCGGTGGAGCTGATCTGGAAGCCAGAACTCAGCGGGTCGATGTAATCCGTTGACGTGTCCTCAGCGGCTGTGGAGTTCAAAAGCAAAAATGGATCGTTACCGCTGACAATCCCGCGTGCGGTGTCCCAGACGTACCAGTCGCCAGTACTGTCGGTGCGTTTGATCAGCACGAACCGGGCACCATTGGTGAAGCCGCAGTCAACGTTGAGTGTGGTGCCGGTGCCGGTGTAGCTGCCCACCTTGGAAACTCCGGGGCAGGAGGCGAAGAGGTAGGCGGCATACGTTTGAGAGCTTGTATTTAGGTCTACATGTATTCCCAATGTAAACACAGAGGACGTAGGTGTTGTGTCATTCCAAAACTCAGAGGATGTGCTTGCCGCGGCTGTTTCATTGAGCCTGAGAGATTTAGTATTGCCTACATCTTTGTGATACATCCTCCAGTTACTTGTAGTACTTCGGCATTTAGTAATCATCAACTCCGGCGCAACGCCAAGGTTGTGCGTCACCGTGCGTGCTGAACCCGTCCCGGTGTAACAAACAGCGTCGAAGAAGCCGGGGGCGCGGCGGAAGTTATGTGAGACGTATTTTGTCGATGTTTTATTAAGGTATCCTCCGCCGCCCGAGCTTGATGTGTCCCATCCCGTTTGCCTATCGAAGTCAACGTAGCCGCCCCATCCAGTGCCTTCTGCATTGGTTAACGCTGTTGCCAATGAAACTGTTCTACCCCTTAAGCGATCAAAGATGTAGTGCGCGTAACTTGCCCAGCTTGTGCTGGTGGCGTCACGGTCTGAAAGCAGAAAAAAGTCAACCAGAGCCGACGTGCCAATGACCCGCTCGGATGTTTGATCACCTGTGTAAGCAACATTCTCATAAACCTTCGTTGCATCCGTAGGCGTCTTCATCGGCCCGCGTCGGATGGCGATGTAGATGTAAGGTGTAGAGCTGTCTAGGCTTGTTGCATTAAAGCCGGTTGAAGTTAACTGATAGGCGGTAGCCAGTGATCCGTCTTCTGGGCTGCTACTGTTTGCGCTAATTCCAATTTCCGCGTTGTTTGTAGCGTTAGATCTCCATCCGCGCATTGTATCGACTAATCGCCAGTTAGTGGCGTTGGCATTTGCCTTTACCAGCAACCATTGCGGTTCCCAGCCCAGCGTAATTGTTGCGTTTCCGCTGCCATCTGTAGTGAAACTGCCGCAAGCGCTAACGCTGTCATTCCCGCTATCGCCAAACCCGCCAGCGTCGTGCGCGAATAGGTAGGCGACGTAGGTGCCGCCGGAAGCGTTGACGGTGGTGTCAGTGCCAAGGCTGAACTCGGTGCTAGTGGGTGTGGTTGAGTTCCAGCGCGTCGCACCTGTTGCTGATGCTGCAGTGCTGTTGAGTATCAAATAATCGGTGTTAGAGAGGCTGCGGTGATAAACCTGCCAGTCCTCGTTGGTGTCGGTGCGCTTGACGATGATGCAACCCGGCACACTGCCTAGGTTGTGCGCGATGGTGCGGTTGCTGCCCGATCCGGTGTATGTAACGCAATCAAAGAACTTCGCGGCCTTGCGGAAGGTCCAGGAGGCTGCTGGATAGTCGGGACCGTAGTAGTTTCCAGCGGTAAATCCAGTGGAATTAAATGAGACTACCCTATTTGTCCTTGTTAATTCTGCTCCGGTAGAATCACTATATAAAACCTTGTCGACACCTCGTACTGTATCTATGAGCTGGTGGGAGTCTGCAAAGGTACGCGATTTGTTCCATACAAGACCACCTTTACCAGCTAGATCAATACCGTTTGCGATTGTCTGATTACTGTTGCTACCCGTGTAGAGCCAAGTCGAGAACACATCCTCGACGTAGGTCTTCTCCGCTGCGCCGCCAGCACCAGCAGCGCCCATCATCAATGCTCGTGTGTTCGGATCCATCGCGTTATCAGTTGGTGTAGTTGATCAGGCTGGAAGCACGCCACCGGGTGCCACCGTCATCAGTGACGAACATAAACAGGTGCGTCTTGCCCGTGGTGAGCGTTGGCGCTGTCCCTGCAGGCCATTCCACACCGCTGAACCACGTCACCGTGCCGCTGGTGTGGGTCAGCTCCAAAGTGAAGGCATAAGCACGAGAGGCGGGAACGTTGCTCACCGTGAAGGTGCTGGCACCGTTAATCGTCTTGGTGAAGTAGTTGCCGGTGCTGCAGTCGATCGCCAGTGCCGACACCGCCACCACCGTCTGGGCGTAGGTGCCAGCGAGATCGAGGTCGGTGTTGGCTGCTGCGCTGGATTGACCAACAGCAAGGGTGCTTGTGGTGGCCAGACTGCCGCTAGTAACAAGGTTGCCAGAGGTGATAGCTGTACCACTTACCTTGCCGGCGGTGCTGATGGTTGCCAGCTTGCTGTCTGCAATGGCTGCCGATGCATTGATGTCGGCGTCAACGATTACACCAGACGCGATGGCAGTGACGCCTGCATTGCTGATGGTTACGTCACCAGTGACGGCGGTCGAGGTGGGGACATTGCTGGCGTTGCCCAGCAAGATGTTGCCAGCGGTCAGTGATGCGAGCTTGCTGTAGGAGATCGCCGCACTGGCGTTGATGTCTGCATCGACGATCGTTCCATCGGCGATCATTGTGCTGGTGACGGTGCCCGTGTCACCGGTGGTAATCACCGTGCCCGTAATGTTGGGAAAAGTGATTGTTCGATCGGCCGTTGGGTCGGTGACGGCCAGCGTTGTCTCAAAGGCATTGGACGTTGCGCCTTCAAACACCAGCGAGCCGGCGGTGCCGATCAGCAGTTCGCCGTTAACCGTGCCGCCGCTGCCGCCAAGCTTTTCGTTATCCAGCTCTTCAATCGCAGCCTGCACATTGGTGGCGCTGATTCCGCCGTAAGGCGTAAACGAGACGTTGCTGGCCACCTGCGCGGTGACTGTTTGCGACACGTCGATCTCGACCCATGCCGAGCCGTTCGACAAAATGATGTCCGGCGGACTCAGTGCCACGGTCGGTGCAGGAGCCACACCGGTGCCAGCCTCAGCCACTACTAAGTAGTAGCGGTTGTTGGCAGCAGCAGCAGCTGGCAAAACAGCGCCAACAGTCAGACCGACGGCAGTGCCATCGCTAGTGACGGATGAAACGAGATTAGTATTGGCGTCATAGGTACCAGCAAAAACAATCTCACCAACCGAGATGCCGATTGGCTGCCAGACGTTTGAGTCCCAGATATAAATGTCTCGGGTAAGGCTGTTGAAGTACAGCTGACCCGTAAATTCTGCTGTGGGTTGCGTAGCGCCAAACTGTGCTGTTGAGCTGTTGGCAAGTTTGACGCCTGTAACCGTATTGGTTCCTAATCGTCCTACATCAAGCGTGCCACTCGTCAGCAAAGCTGCGCTGTGGTTAGGGATATCAGCGGCGTCGAGTGTTGTGCCAGCAGTGACGTGACCTTGCGCGTCAACTGTGACTTTGGGGTAAGTTCCGGGGGTTGCTGTGTTGGTGTGGTTGAGCGTGCCGCCACCAGTAACTGAAAGTCCTGAACCAGGGATGACGCCACCGACTGCAGACGATGTGGCGATTGGGAGATCGCTGGATATCAGCGCTCGACCGGCAGTGACTAAGCCTTTGGCGTTGTAGGTGACGGCGCTATAGGTCGAGGAGGCGGTGAGGTCGTTGTCGATCTCTAGCTGAGTGCCATCCAGACGAAGACCATCGCCATTAACGGTTACGCCACCTTTAGCAAGTGATGTGGCTGTAGGCAGGTCATCACCCGTGATGGTCCGATACGTAACGGCGCCAGCGTTGGCGGCAGGGCCAGCCAAGAACTGGGCAGCCGCTGCAGTGTTGTCGAGCGACGTGGTGATCGTGACCTGATCGCCGCTGGTGGTGACGGTCAGATTGACGATGCCAGCAGTGTCACCGATAACGGTGTTAATGGAGCCGGCCGCTTTAATGCTGCGCCAGATGCTGCCGTCCCAGCAGTAGATCTTCAGATCGTCGGTATCAAGTGCCAGTTGCCCCGTAAAAGCGCCTGATGCCGGCAGTGTGGTAACGAGGTCAACAGTCGACTCGTTGGCAAGTTTGGCTGCGGTAACCGCTCCACTACCAAGCTGCGTGGCACTGATACCGCTTGTTGCAATGGCGCTACCGGCGATCGTGCCAGAGCTGAACAGGATTTTGGCGCCAGGGATTGTGGCGTCAGCAATCAGTGTGGTGGCTTTACCGACGAGGTCAGTAACCGTAATCTTCTTGGTTTCACTGGCGCTGTTGTCAACAACGGCGAGCAAGTCACCGGCGGCTAGATCGCCAGCAGCAAGTGCGGCTAGTTCGCTGATCCGTAGGTCGGCCATGCCCTTGCGCTCGCGTGGCGGTTACTGCTGGGTCTAGTCTAGTTCTTCGAGCAAGAGGTACGAATCAGCAGCTTGCTCCAGTTCGAGCTTGCCCGTGTCTTCCTGCAGAAGTAACCGTTTTGGCTGAGTTTGAGCGCGTAAACGGATTGGACCGGTCGCCACAAAATCGATCGTGCCAATAATTAGTGAGTCTGCGGTAAAGCTGACGGCACTAGCGGTTACCAGTGCGTCAAAGTCCCACCACAGGGCATCATTGATTTGCGCAGTCACATAACGGCCCGCTTGCGGCGTTGTGTTGGGATACTTGATATAAAACTTGCCGTGGAATGCAGAACCGACCTCTGTACGAAGAACTAACTGCATTAAATAGTGGACAGGCTCCGTGTCACCAATGTTGCTGTAATCCCAGTGAGCTGTCAGGCGTCCGCTGCCAGTGATAAGACTGCTGTATTGCTGGCGGTACTCATCACTGAGCGTTGTTACGTCTACCGTTTCACGGTTTGTATTTAGTTCGTATTCGACTACAGAAGCTAGTAACCGTGAATCACGATCACGAATCTTGACTCTTATTGGAATGTTGCGTGCGATGGATGCAAGTTGTACGAGATCAGCTGTTCCTCCTTCGAGGCTGCTGTCAAAAGTGTCGTACAGACGAATGCCGCCGAGCTCATCAACAAACACGTACCAGTTGCCGCTGTTTTGGACGGTGTTGTTAGCCCATCCACTAGCGGCGACGAAATCTAACAGCGTACCATCCGTAGTTGTAAATTCGACCAGATCACCACTGATTAAGAAACCAGGATCGAAGTCAAAACTAAAACGGTTTCTTCCGACATTTACGTCTGATGGATTGACAATGGAATCTTTGCTGCCCTCAAGTGATTTGCGGGTCAGCTCGATATTGCCTACGTTGCCGAGGTAAAGGCCCATCAGATTGTTGCGGCTGTCAGGGCACCAGTTGCTTGGAACGAGATGTCGGCACGAGTTACCTCGCCAACACTGGCGCCAAAACTAACGCTGGTTATGTATGCATTTAACTCCACATCACTGTTCGTACTGCCATCAACGAGACGCAGGCGTAGTTTGACGGTACTGCCATCGGATACACCATCAATCTTTAGAACTTTTTTCAGTGCAGTGGCTGCATCGTTGCGACCGGCGTCGTCCTTGTAGTACAGCAGCGTGGCACTGCCATTAAATTCTTGTACCCCAGGTGTGTAGGTACGTTGGGAATCGCCAAGCGTCGTTGTCTCCAAGACTTCCAGTGAACCGCTAAGGGTCCAGTTGGTCACCTTGATCTGCTCGGTGCCGTCGAGCAGTAGGCGTCCATCGCGTCCGGTGTAAGTCTTAGCCATGGTTACATTTTAGAGAACTCCGATCAGTTTGACTTTGACGCTGCTGCGTCCGGGCGCCGTGGTGGTCATTGTTGGGGGTTCAGCGTATCGATACTGGTTGCTCCAAGCCGATGCTCCCAGAGTATCGCTACTTCCAGTCCACCCATCGCGGGTGTTTGTGCCAATAGCGAAAGGCGTGTAAGTACCTTTTACCTCTAAAAAGTGGTCAAAAAACAGCTCGGCGTTGGCATCGCTGATGTTGTCGTAGGAAAGATCCAGCGACATATTTGTACGCTTGCTTCCGTACAAAATACGGACTTCACTGCCATCTTGGCTGCGGTAGGTCTTGGAGGGCCAGTCGCCAAAATCAAACTGACGAGCCGTGGGTTTGAGGTTAGGGAAGGGCATTACCGCTCAAAAACAAAGTTTGCGTCTTGGACTACATCCTGTGCTATCAGGCTAGCGCCTGCGGTGTTACAGGGGAATTCGGAGGCAGAAATCTGGACTGTTCCATCCTCGTTAAACGTCAGCTGCTCAACTGTGTAGATGTTCTGAGAGATGGTTTCGTCCAGCACGGTAAAGACGCTGTTCCACAGAGCCTGCTCGGCGACTTTGCCGCTTGTGACAGTCATCGTGGTTGTGGTTACGTCGCCAAAGTCAGACTTGTAGTACAGAATCCTGTACTGCCCGTTTTCCAGCGACTGGGCACTGGTAATGGCGCCGTCGCCGGCAACGGTGCCATTTTTCGCGGGGTTGTACGGACTGGACTGGGTAACGACTTTGATGTAATCGCCGGGTGCCAAGTTGAGGCCGTAAGGGGAGGTGGCAAAAGAGATCGTATGGGTAATACGGCGGCGGATTGATAGGAAGAATTTGCCGACCAG